ACAGCCATGACTACTTCCTACTCATCTTATCCGCGATGCGGCTTTTACTTCTTAGGCTTTCTTAAGCTTACGACCAATCATGCCGGGCCTCTTCTCCAATGGGACGGGGGCCGTCTTTTTAAGCTTACCGCCAGCCAAGTAGCCTTTGGTCTTCATCATGCCGCCGCCCATAGCTTTCTTTGGTGCGCCACCATGAGCCATTTTGCCAACACCATCAGCGGCAAACGCGGGCACTTTCTTACCGCCCTTTACGACCATAGCAAGCTTACCGCCAGCCTTGTAGCCTTTGGTCTTCATCTTGCCGCCAGCGGCATAGCCTTTAGTTTTCATCTTCATGATCTGACTCCGCATATAGGTTGTTGAAAACTTGGTTTACATCCAGCGTGTAGTCCAAGTCAGACTTGCTGTAGTGAATGTGCTGAGATGGGCGGAAGTCGGGAGCGCCCTCTCCTAGTTCAAACCATGCAGGATGAGACACCCGTACACGGTTGTTGGGAAGCGCAACAATATTTCCTGTCCACTTTCCTGCGTTCAACAACTCAAGCACATGAGCCTGTTTGTGCTGTGCAGGATCGTCAGCTACTTCTGAGTCTGTATAGTCAACCGTGAAGTAGTACTTTGCGGGATACATCTTCCCGTCAATCTTAGCCATCCACGGCGATGGAGAACAACGCTCCAGCACATAGACGCTGTGTGTAGTAGAAGCGCAGTCCCAAGGCTGTGCTGCCCATACGGGCATAGGCTCAGGCCACTCCTCAAGCGGTGTGTCACCAACAAGGGCAGTGATGGGCATCCTTGCCCACATCGCGCCGCCATGCACATTTGGCTCATCTGTGTCTTGTGTTTCTGCGCCTGTAAACAGCATCTGAAACGAAAGGGAACGCTTGGGTACGGTTGTAACCGCAATAGCCATAGCATGGATAAACTCACCATGATACTTGTCATGGTTGTGGGTGTACTCTCGCCTTACCCAGCACTTGAAGTACGGTATATTGGACTGCAAGAACGCCATCTCTACTTCCTAAACGGTGCCGTCTTCACGGCTATCTTCTTCGGTTGTGCAACGAACTGCTTACCTGCCGCAGTGCCCGCACGCTTTGCCTTTGTAGTCGCAGCATACTCTGAAGTTGTTAGAGATTCACGAGCTTTCTTTGGCAGGTATCTCTCCCCAGTGGCTTTTGAGCCTTGGGTAGAGTTCTTACCGCTCTTGGTCCCCCACTCCTCGTCCCCCCACTTCTTTAGGCTTTTCTGCGGAGCTTTCAATCTTTGTAACCCCCGCCTTTGGCCTTGTACTGCTGTGCTAGCATTTGCGCTTTACGCGCACTCCATTGACCCGGAGAACCCCCCTTGCCGCCACCCTTAATACTTTCAAAGAGCGCTTTTCGCATGGTGGGCTTGGTGTAATTCCCGGATTCATTAACGCGAGATTTTGCAGGGGGTTTTGCCATCAGCGCATCGTCCCCTTCGTGTGGCCCTTCATGCAGCAGCCGTCGATCTTACCACCTTTAGCCATTTTCTTGGCCTTGCCGCCTTTTGCCATAGCCATAGCGGGCTTAGGGGGCAGGCTTACCATTGGCATAGGCATATCACCCATACCGGGACGACCGGGCATGCCGGGCTTAGGGGGCAGGCTTACCATTGGCATACCGGGACGACCGGGCAGGCCTATCCTTGGCATATCACCCATACCGGGACGACCGGGACGACCTATCCTTGGCATATCACCCATACCGGGACGACCGGGCATGCCGGGCTTAGGGGGCAGGCTTACCATTGGCATAGGCATATCACCCATACCGGGACGACCGGGCAGGCCACCAAAGGCCATCTTCTTGACTTTTTTGGACTTCGACTTCGGAGCAGTAGAAATCTGCTTGCTCATGCTTCCGCGGTTCATTTCTTCTTACCCTTCTTGGCTACGCCCTTGATAGAGCCTTTGTTTTCGGCGGCGTAGAAGACGCGATCACCGCGCTCTTTGCCATACTGCTTTTCCATCGCAGCCTTGATCTTCTTACCCTTAGCGTTCAGCGGCATATCAGCACTTCCAAGCCCGAAGGCTTTTGTTGATACGGCTGTTGGGATCTTTAGCCGTCTTCTCACTGGTGAGCTTCTTCTTCATACCTGTCATTCTAGCGCAAAAAGAAGCTTTGCGTGGTCCGCCTTCAGGCTGTGGAGCTTTCAACCCCGGTTTCCCGGGATTGGCCTTGTTATAGCTGGCTCGGCCCTTAGCGTTCAGCCCGCCAGCAGGGTTCTTGCCTTCTTTGCGGGTCCATGCTGGTGACTTAGCCATGGGATCACGACCAGAACAGGGTCTGCGCGGTGACGTTAGTGGCTGTTGCCACGAACGGATCGGACTCAAAAAGAACGCCCGTGCCGGGGATAAGGATGTCATAAGTACCGGCGGCACCAAAATCCATGTCGATCTTGGTGGCTCCACCACTCCCACTCGTGAGAGTGACACGCCCAGCAGCGCTGAGCGTGACAACAACCATCCTGATACGCACGCGTCCGATAGCTACAGCGCCGGTCGCGGTTACGCGTTTAGAACTTACGTCATATTCGTCGGCCATGCCGTCCTCCTATTAGGCGTCGTAGCCAAAGATTTCGATCAGCAGGCGACCAGCGGTGTAGGCCGCGTTTGCGGTGCCGTTGCCGACGAGATAGAGGTACTGGTTGGCAGCGATGTCGGTGCCAAAGACAGCCGACCCCAAAGCCAGAGTGCCAGAGTTGATGACCTGCGTTTCGGTCAGGGTCGAGATCGCGACGTCTTCCACGCCCGTACCTTCGGTGGCCGAGTACAGGTCGATGTCGGTGTCGCCACCCGCTGGGAGCTCGTAGCAGGTCATGCGAACGCCGAAGACTGTGCCGTTATTGGCAGTCGTGATCCGAGCAATGTAAGCCACGCCCGCACCGTTAGTGCCAATGATGTCGCCCGCGGTGCCGCCAGACTGCAGGCCAGTCAGGTCAAGCATGATCGAGGTGGTCACGATGCCGTTGTTGCGGGCGACGGAGGTTTCGTAAACCGTGCCCGTACCTGCAGTGATGCCGACACCAGCGGGGTTTGCGATGCCAAAGCCAAACGAGCCTGTGATGGTTTCAGCACCAGTGGTGGAGTTAACCGAAACGGTCTGGAAACCGTTTTGCGAACGGACGGGACCGGAGAAAGTTGTGTTAGCCATAGTCTTACCCCTTGCACAAGGTTTTGCCGCGTAGTCTGTGCAACGTCAGGAAGGGCATCCTGTCTACGCAGCTATAAAGCCCTTTGGGCCATACTACACGGGACTGCCCCAAAAGAAAAGGGCGAGGTTTTACCCTCGCCCTTCAAAGCACCAGCCTTTCGACTGATTAAGCCCCAATCGTTCCGTACACGGCCCGAGGGTCCGAGAAACCGAACGAGTAACGCTCGCGTGCCTTGTAGCGCATGTTGCCCGTGTCGAAGTCTGCTTCCATGCCCGTCGAGAGCGGGGTGCGCTCGAAGTGCACGAAACCACGCGGAGCATCCGTCTTGATGAAGAATGCATCGGGGTCTGTCAGGAAGTCGTTGACAGTGTAGCCTTCCGGCAACATGCCCATCGAACGGATGGCGTTCACGTCGTTGTCCGAAGTGCCAACGCGGAGGTTGGAAACCATCAGACGCTCTGCAACGAACTGCAGTTGGCGCGGCAGCACCAACTTCAGGCCACGCAAAGCGGTCTTCAGGCCGCGTTCGTCCACGAAACCAGCGATGGTGATCAAAGCGTCCTCGAGCGAGGTTTCGTTCAGGTCAGCATCAGTGGTGGGGCGGTTCGCAAAGGTCGAACCGTTAACCAGCGGGTGGTTGGTGGCGCAGAGAGCCACGCCGTCGCCGCCAGCCGAAGGTCCCGCCGTGAAGGCGTTGTTCAGGATTGCAGCGGCTTTTACCTGCTTAGTGTGGGCCATCGAACGTGCAAGGGCCTTCGTGTAGCGACTGCCAAGGCGGTCGTACAGATTGTCCTCGACAGCTTCCTCGGTGATCGAGAAGGCCAGTGCGATGGTTTCGTGGTTATACCGAGCGGTGTAGGCTTCCTGAGCATCGTCATACGAGATGCCCGAACCTTCCGATTTGGTCGGTGCTGATCCAAAACCGGACAGCATGACTTCCTCTTCGAATGCACGATCCGAAGACTCGGTGGTGTAGATTTCAGCATGCTGGTTTTCATACCGAGCATACTCCATGCCAAACAAAGCATTGAGACCGGGCTCAAGCTCTTTCGACAACTGGGCGCGCGAAATAGCCATTGATCAGACCCCTTATGCCACCGTGCCTTCGGAATTAGCTTCCAGAAGAGCATGGTTGTTGAACATGACGATCATTTGGACACCAGCAGCCGCAAAGTCCTGATTAATCGGGTTTTCGTAGATACCCAAGATCTTCAAAGGCAAAGAGGCATCCGAAGCGTCCAAAGTTGCAACATCGAGAGAAGCCGATGAGCTTCCGGTTACCGCTGAACCTGACGTACCGGAATCAAACTGGGTGTTCTCAAAAATCGCAGCCTTTGCCGTTGCGCGGTCAGTGAACGACGCATCGGTCGCAATCACAAAACGCTGCAGTGGGTTGTCATACACATATCCGACGATGTCGAAGTTTGTGTTTGCATAACCCGAACCGGGCCAGAAGTTTCCGAAGACCTTCTTTCCGGTCGTAGAAGAGACGTATTCACAGCCTTGAAACGCACCGACGTGTTTATAGGTGTCGCCCGAAGCAGAACCAGTGATGGCAATTTGACCAGCATTGACTGCAATGACAGGGGAACCTTGATAAATAGCCGAAGCGGTCGAGCCGATGAAATACGCGTTAGTACCTTGGCTGTTGGGTGCACCACCAGCAAGGTTGATCGGGCGAAGCCCGAACGAACCAGTCGCGTTAGCCATAGACGTTGCTCCTTATCAGTCGGACTTTTTACGTCCGCCAAATGATACCCGACTCTGCCGTTGTTGATTGATCGGCATCGACGGATGTTGCTCTTTCATCAGGTCCTGATCGACAGCTTCCATTTGTTCGCGGGTCCGGCCCCCGTAATACGCGGTTCTTTCGTGGACTGTTTCGACAGGTACTCGGGTGAGGATAAGACCACCGTTTCCGATGACCCCGGCATGCTTGCCGTCCTCGATAGTTGGGGCTTGGTATCCCGGATGCTCTTCCGCACGGACGGGCTCATAGCCCTGACGAATGCGGTTAAACACGTTACCCTTATCCTCTTCGCCTCTGATAGAGGCGCGTACCCACCGATGTTTGTATCCTTCAGGAGGCGGCGGGGCATCAAGGGTGCTGGGCGGGGCCCAAGGCTTACGGCGCGATGTTGTGTCGCGGGTTGCGCTTTCGCGTGGTGTTCTGTCGGTCATGATCTCAATCCTTCACATACTTGGCATATTCTTCCAGCGGAACGTTTAACCGTTTCGCCATCGCAACCTGCGAAGCTGTGAGCTTCACTGACCTGCGCCCCTGTGTAGCGGCCTTAGATGCAGACGCAGCGACAGAGGCGACTCTCGCTGGTGCAGCCGATTGTGACGTCTTGAACCTGTTCGGGAACTCCCGACGAACACGACGATCAATCTCACTATAGTACTCTTCTGACGTTGGGTCAAACCCCTCGTCTTCCACAAGTGTACTGTGGATTGCTAGAGCACCTGCGGTCAGCATCTTGTCCGTGCCAAACCACTCGTTCTTCTCCGCCCAAGTCTTTGCCTTGCCGTCAACTTGCGGCTGTGCGGCCTGTTGGTACTGCTGTTGTTGGACGGGCATTTCCTGCCCAGCGCGTTCATCACGTTCCGTGCGTTCTGTCCGCTGTTTTGCAAGCCGATACCGCTCTTGGTCTATGGAAATCTTGCCCATCTGTTCTTGTGCAGACACCAAGGCTTCAGCATCGCCAGACTCATAGGCCTTCTTAAAGGCGTCCTTGGCCGCAGCGGCCTGTGCCTCAAGACGTGTGCCGTATTCGCCCAAGTAGCCAGAATCCAACCCTTTAATGCGTTGCTTTAGGGCCTGATTCTCTTGGTAAAGGCGCTCAGAAAGACGCTTGCTTTCCTCACCCACGCGCTGTTCGCGGCGATACCTTTCCGTAAGCTGGTTGATCCGGGTTTTGGCCTTTCTGCCATAATCCGCAAGTTCGTCATCGGAATCGTCTGCAAGGACCTCTACCTGAGAGCCCTCTTCGACTTCAACGTCGATATCATCATTGTCATCAGACATGAGTGCCTCCTTAGATGTGTTGGATGTCATCGGGTTCAAGAATTGTCGCGATTACCTCGTCATCATTGATGATGCGGACTTCACCGCCATCAATTTTAAAACGAGACCCCGCATAACGGCCAATGCATACCCATTGACCTTCCTTGCACCACGGTTCTGGGCTGTCCCCAAACTTGTTTGAGTCTTGATAGGCCGCAGGGCCAATCTTGAGGACATACGCAACAACGGTGGCAAGGGCTTCGCGTTCGCGAACCTGATCCGGAAGGATTAGGCCTCCGTCTGTCTTGGTTTTGCCTTTATAGGGCATAACCAACACTCTCCAGCCCGTAGGCTGGGGTAGGCGGTCAAGTAGTGGCTTGTCTAGAAGCGAGGGGTCTAGAACCCGAGAGGACTCTTCCACATAGGGGGAAGGAACAGATGAAGGGGAAGCAGTTGCTTCGGCCTTCTGTTTTGCAATCCTCTGCGCAACGTGATCAGGAACGTAAAGTGTCTTCGACATCGTCGTCCGTCTTTTCTAGCAGGGCCCTAAGCGTTTCTCGAGAGTAGTCGAGGCCCTGAATCTCGCCTACAATTTGCCGATACTGTTCATAGCTAGAAGCGGCACCGAGGACGAGTTGTTCGGACAGTATATTCCGACGCTCATCCAGTTGCTTATACAAAGCTTTTGCAAAGACAACAACATGCATCATCTGTTCCCTTTGTTTTGGTCTTTCATG